ACCGGTAGTCGATCAGTCGCAGCCGACAAATCATAACATCAGAACCGGGTTTTCCCCTGCTCTATGAGACGATGAATCGGGCGCAACTGATTGTGCGTTCCATCTGTTGGTAGGCGGCCTAAGGATTCGAATATAGTAGTATGAACTGGATACAGTAACCATTGTGTCCAACACTCTACCATAGCGAAAACTCTAACCTTTCCAGCCGCCTCCAGTTTAAACCCAAGTTTCCCAATCGGTAAACCCGATCGGTACTCATCAGGCCACTGAGGCTTACTGGCAAGCACTTCATCGAAGACTTTAGTTATCGAACCATGCCATCCATAACCACCTGTATCAGGTGGCGATGGCATCTGTTCGGCTAAAGCTCTTCAAGAAGCGTACACCTCTTCATGAGTTGACAATGCTCACGCCCCGTAAAAGATTCCAGCAGGAGACCCACTGACTTTAATACCAGGACCAGGAATAGAAGGTGTAGACTTGGATAACGGTATAAAACGAACAGGACCTAACTTCTCTTTCATAGAAGCCATTGTCCCGAATCCGAGAGTTTTACAGAACCTTGGAATGTTCTCATCAATCTCTTTTCAGAGATGAGAGAAGTCCACTCCAGGGCTCGTAATCGTTTCCAGTTTAAGTACCCCCGGCATTTCTAGAACCCGATAAATCGAGAATCAAGATAACCAGAGTCTTAAGAGGAAACGATCCCCCTTTCGGATGCGCTCTCGGTGAACCTTAGGAATACACCTAGGTATACCCGATTGCGTCCGTGCCACCGCAGGACCTAAGTCCTGTGTTGACTGTATCCTTTGCCCTCCAACTGCCTGCATCAAGAGGACGTAGAGTGACTTGCAACGCAAAGTCAAACCTCTCACGCCCTGTGATCGGTATAGCTGGTAGAACATGCGGACACAAATTACCGCTGATCTAGCTACCGCCGCAGTATTACCTCCACGGAGGACTATACTGACTTTTAACAGCCAGTTAATCCATCCGCGCCCCGCTTTTACACGGAACATACCATTTAATGTACGCAATGTGGTCTGAATGTCACTTCGCTGCATATTCAATTTCTTTTTGAATGTGTTGACGATAGTGATAATCATAGGACCATAGGAAATTAGGTTAAACTCACTTCCAGTTTACACCGAAGTACAGTTCACGCACTCGAGACCTTGTGGTCTTTAACCCGCAAGGAACTCGATACTTCATATCTTTTTCCGACGAGACACTTAGATGTCTTCAGCGTCTACAATGTTTCGAATCACTTCTACTCCATCGCCGAATTATAATATGAAGATTACTTTACCTGGACTCAGTTTTACCTTTTATAGAGTAAACTAGTTTCCTAGGGACCTAATCTTATCAGATATGATCCGAGAAGGAGGAGCCCACTTCTAACCAGGGGTGTCAGCCCCAGTCTGAAGTTGATGGATACGATCCATCGGTTCTCTCCTTACCCTCTCTTCCATACCCCCTTACCAAGAGTAAGAAGAACCAACGGTGCTGGGTTTACCCATACATTTAGCCGTTGATCCTCTTAAAAAAACTCAGTAAGAAGTTCCGATAAGGTTTCCCACTGATTGCGCCTTAAAACTTCGGTTTCCCTTGTTAGGGACCGCAGGTAGCCTTTACAGGCAGCCATTTAAGGCCTAGGAAGTAAAACCTTATCAAGTATCAGTAATTCACTCGGATTGGTGGTCCAAGCTACCAACCGATACTCGACCGGTTAATACACCTAACGAGTACAACTGTGACGCTGCACTCGGCAAAGTGCACTTGGAGATGCGAAATACCTGGCTAGGAATGATCCTAGACTGGGAGGTCGCCCCTTGGGTGGCTTTCCAAGGTTGTGGTTCGTAAGGAC